CCTCCTTTCTAAAGTGACCTATATACTATACTATCGAGGGGGGGTGGGTTCTAAAGTATGCATTTCCACTAAACCTCACTCTCTCACTCTTATATAATACTATTAATGACTTTAAAAAATAATTTGAAAAAAAATAAAAAAAAATAACTACATAGGTGTTGACTTAAGCCTAGAATAGGCTTATAATTGTACTCAGAGAAGTACAAAGGAGAAAATTATGCAAAAAATTATCGTAAACGACACTCCCCTTGATGTCGACAAAGCAATTATCATTGCAACAACAGAGAAAGATTCAAAGGTACAAATAGCAACAGTAGGTAAAGTAACAATCGACTTACTGATGGACCTCAGTAACACCTTAATCCACGATGCACTCAACCAGTTGGTAGAGGCTGCAGTCAATTCAGACCATGGATTAGATGAGAACAAATTAAGAAATGATCTATACGAAAAAGCAGTAATGGGCTTTTCCCTAATGCTGAATAAGTTCCATCCATCATATGTCAACGATGAAAAATGGGGCGGTCTAACAACTGAAGCAATACTTAAAACTCAAAATAAAATATTACAGGACAAAGTAAAAGAAGCTAAAAAATCTAATGCAGATAATACAAATAAACAAATCAAAGCTTAAATGTCCTAGATGCCACAGAGATATGATACCTGCAGTCTCAATGCGAGGAATGACTTGTAGAGATTGGGTACGATGTAGTGACAATAATTGTATGACATTCATACAAACTAAGGTCCCGTTATATCATCAGGCTCAAATTTTGCAAGACCCTCATCGAGAACTGGGGGTCTTCGGTGGTTATGGTTGCGGAAAAACCGTTGCAGGGTATCTAGGTGACGAGAAGCATATTATGTTGACCCCTAATGGAGAAACTCTAGTTGGAGCAGATACATTAGTGCAAATAAATAATACTGTACGAAAAGATTTAGAGAGTGATTTCCCTGCCGAGTTTGTACGTGCGTACAACCGTCAACAAAATCAAGTCCTATTTGAGAATGGACATATTCTACACTATCGCCATTTGGCAGAGCCAGACGACCTACGTTCATACAACGTTTCTAGAATACACATTCTTGAGGGATCTGAATGTAAGCACGAATCCTACACACAGTTACAGACTCGACTTAGGAATGAAGCTGCTATAGTTCCGTTTTATAATGATGATGGATCTAAAAGATATGTATGGAATCAAGAAGAAATGACCTTAGAACTAGACGTGAATTACGACTGGTTACAAATGGTAATAGAATCTAACCCTGACTCAGGTTGGATTAAATACGATATATTAGAAAAATCCCACGTAATAACTATTTACGACTCTGAGAGAGTAAAAGTAGAGCCAAATGACCACATTGATGACTTCAAGTCCTCTCATGTAATCCCCACTAGGGCAAATTACATGCTTCCGCCTTCTTTCTACTATGCCATGGTAGCAGGAAAGCCCGATTGGTGGAAGCGAAGATACATTGAAGGGTCATTTGACTATGCTGAAGGTTTAGTTTACCCAAACATGACCGACAGAATCGTAGATGACTTTGATATTCCTAGACATTGGCAACGTTTAATAGGATTCGACTACGGACTTAATGCTAATTCACACTTTGTGTTTGGTGCTATGGACTGGTTCGGAGAACATAAGAAGAATGGAGTCCCTGCATTGTACTGGTTCACAGAAGTTGTAGTAAACAATGCAAACATTAAGACATTAGCAGAAATGTATAAAAGAAAATACCGTGAAGCTGTACCAGCACTAGGTGGTATGTACCGAACTCCAGTAATGGATGGACGTTCTTATTATGTTAGAGCTAAAGTTGGAGCTAAAGAAACCTTAGGTAAGTTATTTTTAGACCAAGGTGTACTATTCAACCCAGCTGAAATGGATCTGAGTGCTAGAATATTTAGAACAACATGGTTAATAGATGAACATCATTGTTACTTTTTAAAAGGTGGAGTTCCAAAGTTAATCAGAGAGTACAAGGAATATAAATACCCTGATAAACAACTTGAAAAGAACACAGCTAGTGATAAACCTATTGATAAAAGAAATCATGGGATTAACGCAACTGAGTTTGTTCATATGCAATTACCTGGTGACTTAAAACCTACAGCAGATTTTAAAGAAGATTATAGACGAAACAGACCAGACAAACCATTAACATACAACCCATTTGCAGATTTAGATAAACGTGTAGATGAGTATGAACAATCTGATGGCTTTGGTAGTCTGTTCCATGAATTATAGGAGGAAGTTATGATAGTCGAAATATTTTTACTTATACTAGCAATATGTATATTAGCCGCAATCGTAGGATTGGGTATGTATATCTACCACATAACTCCTACTTCGAGAGACCTACCTCCAGAGATTAAAAATCTGGCGGAACAGTTTATAAAAACAATCTTAGAATTTAAACCATATCATGCACCACCAGTACATCTAACAGATAAAGAGATCAAAGAGATCGAAGAAAAACAACTTAAAGAGTACGTAGATGTAACGGATGCAATGAACGAAGCGTATGAGGAGGCAATGGGTGATGGTAAAAAATCAAATAAAACTAAATAACGATAAGTTTAAAACAGATGCCAAATATTCCATACAGGATTTAGATGCTCTACTTCAACAATTCGTTACAGCTAGAGCACCGAAGGAACGTAAATGGAAGTTCTTGGATTCTTATGATTCAGGTGAAATCTGGAATGCTATTAAATCCAGAACACCTAAGCATCAAGTATTACCTGATACAAACTATATCTATTATATAAAAACTAATATGATTAATAGTCTATATGCTTCTCCTTATTTAGCAGACGTATCGCCTGTATTTGTTAAGGAACAAGAAGCTGGTAGAATGATTAATCAATTTATGGAGTTTGAATATAATGCTAATGAACTAGGATATAAACAATTACACGTAGCTGAAAGAGCTGCCTTACTAAATGTAGGATTTATGCAGTTAGGATGGGATAGTAACGCTAGAGATAGAGGTACTGAAAAGCAAGGTGGAATTGATTATGTAGTTAGAGATACTTTAAATGTAATATTAGACCCCGGTTTCACAGATTTCCAAGATGGACGTGCCTTATTTATCTATACAGAAGATAGTATTGAGAATTTGATAGTAGCCTATCCAGAAGCTAAACCAGCTTTAGATGCAATCTCTAATAAAGATAATAAGAATGTAACTGTAGTAGGTGCTCCTAAAAAATATGAGAACACAGATTATGGTTCAGTTACTTTAGGAATGGCTCAAGTAGTAATTGCTTACCGTAAAGTAATGGGTGCTGATGGAAATTTTAGCATAGATTACGTAGTCTATACTGCACAAGACCTTATTGTGTTAGAATATAAGAAAGAAATTAAACCAAATTACTTCCATGTTGTAGCACTTTACTGTAATCCACCTGAGAAAGATGGATATGGAATTGGTGTTCCACAACGTGTAATCAAAAATGCTATGGCACTTAATGTTTTAAACTCTATTGCTATTACGCATACTTACGCAGCACAAAGAACCCCTTGGGTATTTGACTCATCAAGAGGTCTTAGTGTGAGGAAAGTTAAAACAGATATTAATAAACCAGATAGAATCTTCCCGATTGATGGTGGAGATGTAACTAAAGTTCTACATAGATTAGAATATCCACAACTACCACAGAACTTAGAAATGATTAAAAATGGACTTGAAGAAGATATCTCATTAATTTCTGGGATTGATATGAAGTACACTGGTAGAGATACCAACTCAATTTCTACAACAGGTGGTATGGAACGTCTTCAACAACGTATTAGTATGGTTGATAACGTGAGAATAAATCTCATAGAGAAATATGCTAGGGATTTAACTAAGATGCAAATGGATTTTTATGTAGAAAACCAAGTTAAACAAACCTTCATTACTAAAGAATTGAAATATGCTGAAGGCTTATCAAGTAAAATAGAAAAAGAAATGACCATTGACTTCTCAGAATTTGAGAAAGATAAAGATAATTTCTTGTATTCTATAAATGCTAGTCCTCAATTACCGAAGACTAGATCAAGACTTGCTGAATCAGCTAATATGATTATGCAAGTACAAATGCAATTCTCACAAGGTGGACAACAAGTTCAACTTATGACACCTGAAGAATGGTTACGTTTCCAAGACATGCCTCAAAAAGATATGATCTTAGATAGAATGAAACTTGACCGCTTACATAATGATGAAGAAGAAATAGCTTCAGAGATTACAAGCTTTGACTCTATGACGAATGAGGGAGCTGACCCAATGAAAGTAGTTAAACAGTTAGCCCAAGAACGTGGTATGAGACGTGACCCTGGAGTACAAAAAAGTATGATTTCAAAACAATCATAAAAGGATACTGAGTTCCTGTAACAAAGTAACACTCAAGAAAATGTAACACAGTTTTTCCCACCTAAAGAAGATTCGCCAATTTTTTGGGAAAGGAGTTAATTATGGCAGAAGAAGATATCAAGAAAATCATTGAAAAAGTAAATTCAGATACAACAATAGTAGAGCCTGTAGTACAAGTAGAGAACCCTGAGAAACCAGGATTTGATATGGATGGTGAAGCTATGATAGTTGTTGAAGAAGATTCTAAAGATGAAGCCTCTATTAAGAGAGATGCTGCATTTGCAAAAATGCGTATAGAAAATAAAACCAAAGATACAAACATCAAGGCATTACAAGCTAAGATTGATGCATTAGAAGCTGGAAAACCTACACCTAAAGTTGAAACTAAACCAGATGAGAAGGAACTTACAGCTACTGATAAGAAGATTGCAGACCTTGAAGCAAAACTTGATGAGATAACAAACAGCAATACTAAAAAGGCACAGGATGCTCATGTTGAGAATATCCGTTCCAATTTAGACTCTCTGAAAACTAAGTACGTACTATCAGATAATGATATGATGGACTTTGCAGAACAAGCTGAGACAGCTGGATATAGTCTGGGAGCAAACCCACTTATGATAGAGAATATCTATCGTACCCTGAATGTCGATAAGTTAGTAGCGTCTGAACTCGCAAGAGCTAAGAAGGAATTAGAAACTAACAAGAATCGTTCACCAGGTGTAGGACCGAAAGGTACTTTGAAGAGCAAGGGTGGTATGTCTCCATTAGATGTGATCGCTGCAATAGCTGCAAAAAACAAGTAACATAAAATAAAATAGGAGGAAAAACTATTATGCCCGAAACAGATTTAGTCGCATTGGCGGCACGTTTAGGAATCAATACTATGGTAGATCTTATCAATGATACAGATGTGGATATGGATGCAATCCGTACTCAATATTACTATAGTAAGTATTCACTAGATAAGATTAAGATTTCACAAGATAATTATGTGTATTTAAAATACGCTGCTGTTCATACAATTCCAAAAGGGAATTCAGAATGGTTAGCAAGAAAGAACTTCCCGTTAACTGAACATACTGTTCCGTTACTAGATTCAGTACCACCTAAATCAGATAAGATCCGAAAAGAAAAAGTAACAGGTACTTTCCATCAATATGGACGTTACATGGAATTTGGAGATCGTATCGACTTTAATTTGTTAGATCCAGTAATCTTTGAATATGCTGATGAATATGCAGATGTTGCAATTAGAACTCTTCATAGATTAGCTAGAAAAGAATTATTGAATTCAACAATGGTGTACTTTGCAAACAGCAGAGCTTCATTCGCAGCATTGGAAATTGGAGATTATGTTGGACTTGCAGACTTTAGATTAATGGCTTTAAAATTCTCTAGATTAGCAGTAATGCCAATCGGTGGATCGTTCAAAGTTATCACGTCTGAAGAACACATGTGGGACTTAATGACTGACCCATTAATCATTGCATACATTGGTACAAACAATGGCTTAGAACAATACGCAACTGGTAAATTACCAAAATTGTTCAACGTTGAATTTGAGGTAACTCAAATGGATGACTATGCTTATGGTTATGAATTGTCAAATCCTGGTGAATATTATGGTACATTAAAAGTGGCTGGTACAGATGCTGAAGCTTACAATCCTGGTGAACTCCAAGATGTAACTGTAGCTCTTAGAACGTACATGGCTACACCAGATGGTAATTATGTGTATACTAATGTTGCAGCTTCTGGACATAGAACACAATATGTTTCTGCGGAATATGCTCAAGCGTCAGATTTCTTGACTACAAAAGCTCGTTCTGCTGAAGAAAACTTACCTGATTATGATGGGACGTTATCAAATAATACTACAGTAGCTGCAGGTGATGAAACAAATAATAGATTATCAGATGGTTCTTGGGTTCCAATAAGAACAGTATGGGCATTTACACGTGCTGATTTCTTAGGTGGAAATATCGCTGACCCTGTATCAACCAATGCTGTGAAAACTGCATGGGGTAGTTTCTACGTAACTAATGTAGATGGAACACCTGATTCTGGGGAAACTTGGACAGTATGGGCTAAGTATTTAGATTCTGATGGTGCTGTACAATATGAAGCACTAGGAACAATAATTGCTAAAGGTCAAGTGTTACTTAATGTAACTGCGTACTTAGCTGAATTAGCAGCTGCAACTACTACAGTATACGAAGGAACATTTGGAGCTGTTTACTTAGCAATGACAGCACTTCAATTACCTGTACATAAAGCAATCATGTTAGGTAAAGATGCTTTGATTCGTCTTGGTATCGAAGGTGAAGGCAATGTTCAAATGTTCGTTAAGGAAAAAGGCTCTGCTGGAGTTCTTGACCCAATTAACCAACGTCAATCTATTGGTTTCAAAATTAACACAGTAGGTTTCAAAAGATTGCGTGAAGAAGCATCTTGCGTATTCTATCATGTTCCTACTCAAGCAATAGCAACAACAAGAACAGCTTTAGCTCAGTATCTATAAACTAAAACTTTATAGAAAGGAGGTCATTATATAATGGCTGACGACAAAAAGATTCAACCTAAAGATGTGATTTTAGAAAACCAATCTACGTCAAAGATAGTTGTCGAAACAGTTGCTGCAGTAATGAAGGAATTAATGCCAATGTTGCAACAAAACAAAGGTAGTTCCCAACCTGCTGTAGAACAAACTGTTTCTGGTGTACGTTCTAAGGTTATCCGTGATATGGAAGTTAAATTCCAAGCAACGGTGAAAGCTAACAATAGATTTAATCAATCATTGCAAAACTTAAAACCTGAACAAATGACAAGGATTAGAATACCTAAAGTTTATCGTAAGTACTTTGGACCATATTTACCTGTTGGTATTAATGGTGTGGTTATTACAGTTCCGATTGATAATAACTATCATCCTATTCCAAAAATCTATTTACCTCTAATAGACAGAACTATTGCCTATGAAGATGAAAAGATAGATTTCATGGAACGTACTGGTAGCAAAGATATAAAAGAAGTTACACGTGAAACCTTAGGAAACTAAAACAAAGTTTAAGGGAGGATTATAGCAATCTTCCCTTAATTTTTAGTTAGGAGGCTTACAATGAAAATAAGCGAATTATTAACACATATAAACAGAGCATGTGGTGTTGGGAACTATGACTTTGATGATGTATCAGGATATTTAGACGAAGTTGTGGACATGGTTAACGAAGAGTTAGACACCAAATTACCATTGTTCTCGGAGGTGTACGCTAATAGTATTACGTATTCAGATGCAGAACAAGCGTTGATTGATGCGGATGCTTTGTTAGATACTCCATTATTAATATTTGAAGACAATAATACCAAAAATCCATATATTAGAATTCCAGATAGATATCTTAGAAACTTTGTAGCATATGAAGTAGCTTTTAGAAAGTTACGTGATGAAGATGAAGACCAAGAAGTTTTTGGTTTAAAATATAAACATGCACGTGATTGGTTTAAAAAACTTGTAGGACAATATTCAGACTATGTAATGGACCATGTAGATGCAATAGTTATGGGTGATGATGTAGATGAATTAGAAGATGCAGAAGACGCTGAAGATTGGGATAACCCTTATTGGTTATCTGATTCATAGGGGGTAGCTTATGATAACTAGTTATAAGTCATCTACCGTTAAACGCCTATACACAAACAGTCCCTTTAAGTCAGGGATGTTTTATGAAGATATAACTATATACGAAGGACGTTGTAAGACAATTTTCAATTTAGATAGTTCTAATTCTGGAGATTGTGTTTTTCCACGTCCGCCTTTTATTAACAGCATTCTACACGATGGTGTGAGTGCCTTAGAAATTAAAGAAAATACAATTATTCAAAAAACAAATCTTGGAAAAGACTTTTTGATTAATTTTCAATATACAGTAGATGAAGACACCTATATTACTGAAGACACTATTACTCGAACAGATACCATATTAAATACTTATGGTATTAAAATTACAGAGTTAGAAAATGATTTAGTGGATTTTGAATCAAACCATGGTACTAAAGAAGTAATATTAGTTTCTGTAGTCGAAGGTAATTTAATAACCGTAAAAGACACTGCAGATGGAGACACTTATAGCGTTAGATTATTAGGAGTTGGTGAAGATGACGGTAGTGTTACTGAGCCACACGATAAATTAGTAGCACTTATAGGAACGGATACTGAAGTGTATCTTGTACACGAACCATTGAGAGCAAACCACGTATCTGGAGAAACTTTTTATGCCTATGTATTCACTAAAACAGAGCACTATTTTCTAAATCAACAACAATTATGGGCAGGTACAGGACCTCTAGTAGAGGTTACGGATCAATGTTTATTCTATGATACCCTGTTAGAGGCCAATGAAGCAGCCATATCTGGAAGCTTTGGTTTGTATGCAGACCCTACTTATGATAGTTTTCCTACTGCTGCTGAGGTTAGGATAGCTGTTGCAACGGCAGGTAGTACTGCTGAAACAGACTTGTATTTAGACTGGGAAACTATAGCAGCTACAACAGGATTTTATTTCAAAAAATCAGCTAATAGTAACCCTAGCATAGACACTGATTTTTATGATACAGTTGGGTTTAAATCTGCGGACTTAGAAGCTACAAATATAATTAATCATGATGTCACACCATTAGCAGATACTTATATTGAGATATTAAAAATGGTACATACTAATAGTGAGTATGCACATACAGTTAGTTTGGTAGAAATGCCACACGTAAACCATGTTTGGAAGAATGCTATTAGCTTTCTTGGTAGAGTTATCCAACAAGGAGTAGTAGCTTACAAAGGACTAATAACCGTACAGTATAACAACACTGATTTTAAGTTTATACTAATTAAAGCAGAAGAAGTAGAGCCTTTAGCCTGGAACAGCGAAGATGTATATAGTATGTTCTTTAATGCCTTTGATGATGACCCATATGTGTATGAAGACCATATTGGAGATGACACTTCTAGTTACTTTACTTATCCAGTAATAGGCACCGTGTTGATCTATGATAAAGACCCGTTACTAAATGATAGTGTGAAAGTGCTTAATGGATTCTCTGCATATCAAGACTGTTATATTAAACCTTATTTAACATTCCCAACAATACCTACCGATGATTTGATAGGTTGTTTTATAGCTTATAAATGGGACCCAACTATGGAAGATGATGATTTAGATTGGTATAAGTATGATACTGCAGGACTACTTGTTAATGAATGGGTAGAAATAACTAAAGCAGAATATGATGCACAACCAGTAGCTAATCAAAATATACTAGGTACTATATCATCTTTACCAGCCATTGGTGGGTACACTACTTTAAAAGTAATATCTTTTGAACTAACAGGTATGGGATTAGGAATTCAATACGCAGTTTGTTTAGATTCTTTTAACGTTGTTGTACGTACTCTTAATGCCATTCAAAATGATTTTAGTAACTTAGGTGGACGTGCCTTAGAGATTATGTTAAAAACAATATACATAGATCCTACAGAATTAATTAACTATGAAGTAACTAATATAGATAAGTTAACAAATACTACAGCACACGTAGGTACTTTTGAAGTTACTGTACATACTTCAACTAATGTAGTTCTTCCAGTAGACACTACTAATGAACTACACTATACTATTGATGTATCTTATACCGCTTCTGCAGGTACTCTAAACTATACTATTACAAATCTAGTAACAGGAACTACAGCAACATCAACTTGTAGTTATGTTATAAACGCTACAGGAACAGATTATTTTAATATTATATTTGAAGGTTTAAATTTTAAAACAAATATTGAAGCATTAAGTACTTGGAGTCCAATTACTTTTACAGGATTATTAGTAGATATTACATTTACAAAGAATGAGTATACATCTACAGTTCCTACACAAATAATTTATCTTAGATCGGTTCAATATGTAGATCAAAATGATATGTTAGACACTCATAATGTTTGGAATGCTACCCATATAGCTCAGTTTGATCGATTTATAATATTGTACGGAGATCACATGGGAAATCATTCAATACAGTTTTTGGAGTATGATAATTTTGGGCTAGCACCTTTCCCATATTACCAAATTGAATTTAGTAGTACCGTAAAACATATACATAATCATAGAGGTAGTTTATATGTATTTACTTCCTATGGTATTTATATTCTACATGACGGGTTGCTTCCAACACAACTAGTACAAACATTTGCATATGCAGGTATTAATTTAGATTTTTCAGAAAAAGACACAGTAGTCAGTTTGGGTAATAATGTGTTTGTACTAAGTAATAATAGAGGTTATGAAATTAGAGCTAACCAGAATGTAGAAGACCAATCTGATGTTTACACAGTAGTACTCACTGCACCTGTGGACACTATTATTGAATCTCCTTTTGTAGTGTTAAAAGACCGATTAGAATATGGTTATGGAGTTTTATTAGAGGGTGCCTCAGATGTTACTACAGAATATAAGTGTTTTGTTATTAATAATGATTTATATTTAATAGCATCATATGACCTATCTACTAACGGTACTGTGGTATTAAATAAAAAAATAATGTTTATGTACATATATAATAAAGACAACCAAACTTGGAAAATATATGATATGATGGCCGCTACACATCCTATAGGTTTTATAGACAGTAATCGAATTAGAGGTGTAGATTTTATTTGTAAAAACAATAGGGATAATGGTTGTATTACTGTAGCTAGTTTTATATATAGTATTCCTAATAATGATTTTACAGAAAATACTATAAGTGATGTATCATCATTAGTACTTGATAGTGCTGGTGAATATCATTTTGAGGATAATAATGTTAAAGCCGTAGCGTGTGCTTTTGATACAGGTGCTTTAGGATTTAATCAAATGCATCGTAAACGAGTGCGTAGAATTTTATTAGACATTACTAATGTTGATGGTGAAGCTCTTACTTTTAATTTAATTCCGTATATTGATGGTATAGCTTATGCAAATCGAATGTCGGTAAGTGCTTTAATAAACATGTATGAGGATATGGGAATAGAGGTTAGTTTAAATCCTACTGTTTCTGAGATCCAACTCGTATCGGTAGTTAGTCCTGTTGCGGATACTGTAGAAGCATTCACAATAGACGCAAACTTGTTCACCACGTATAGTAAATTACGTATTAGTTTACAAACCAATTTACACGGTAACATCCCAGGTTTCAAATTAAATATTCAAGCAATACATTCTTTTAAAATACTAAGTTACGGTATTGTATACCGACAACAGAGAGCGAGGTAATAAAGATGCCATATGTAGAATTAAGTAACCTGCTACTAACTACTAGTTATAAAGCTAAGGAACTAACTCTTCTCGAATTTAATAGTATTTTAGCAAAAATAAAAGTCCAGTTAGATACAATAAATACTAATATGGAGTATGTTAAGGATAATAGTGTTGTTACTGATTATGAAATAGATGCAATAACAACTGCAATAGCACACCCATTAGAATACAATCATGAGCAAGTATTTTCAGCAGAAGCTAATTCAGCAATTATTATTATTCCAGACACAGTAGCACATGGTTTTTATAGTACTGTGGTATTTAATACAGGAGACCCTTCATTCGAAGTTGCTTTTACAAACTACTCAACGTTTACTGGAGACCATTTTAAAATCTTAAGAAAGACATATGAGATATCTAGTTACACTCCACCAGTAGATAGCACCATTACATTAATGGTTTTCTGTGATGGTATCAATGTATATATTTGTGTCTATGAGGTGAGCTAATGGATTATGCCAGTTTCAAGAAAAAGGTAATATTACGAAATCAATATAATATAGTGTTTCTTTTGGCAGATAATTCAGATGTAAATATGATAATAGCACCAATGCGGGTATCTAATGGGGAGCAAATCCAAGCAGTTATTACAAACGCTAATGTTATAGCTTCTGTAATACGTGCTAGTTCTAGTTTACCTGCAGTAGC